CCCTGGGCATCTCGGCCCAGCGCGTCGGTCAGTTGAAACGGGAAGGTATGCCGATGGAAAGCATGGAGGCCGCGCAAGCGTGGCGGGACGCACGGGACGCGTCGAGGCGGACGGCCCCGGTCGTCGAGCTCGACACCCTGACAGACCTGACGCTGGAGCAAAGCATCATCACGCACAAGGCCCGCGTCGAGCATGCCGGCGAGATTTGGGACGCGGCGATGAGGAGCGGGGACGTGAACCAGGGCAAGTTTCAGTCGTCCTATAACGCCGCCTTCAAAACGCTCATCGACCTAGAGGCCGAACTTGAGCGGCGCCGCGTGACGAACGCCGAGTTCATCAGCGCGAAGGAAGCGACCGCCGCCATGCGTGAACTGATCGCCGAGGTCGTCAACCGCCTGGACAAGTTGGCGCTCGATTGCGCCGAGGGCTGCAACCCCGAGTCTCCGGCGAAGGCGGTTAAGACGCTGGAGGCCTGGACGCGCAAGACCCGCGAGGAGCTGAGCCGTGCGTCAGGCTGACCTTGTCGCGGTCGGGCGCGAGGTGCTCAGGCCGTCGAGCGAGGGCGACATCGTCGCATGGCTGGAAGCGAACGTTAAGGCCATCCCTGACTCGCCGATGCCCGGGCCGTTCAGGGCCGACCGAACGCCGTGGGTACGGGACGCGCTGCGGATTGCTGCCGACCCAGAGGTTCAACTGATGACCGTCCTCGCGAGCATCCAATCGGGCAAGTCGCTGTTCGCCCGTCTGCTGACCTGCTGGATCGCGGAACACGCTCCCGGCCCGACGCTGTTGCTCCAGGCTAACGACCCCGAGGCAAAGGACTTCGCCCTGCGGTACCTGCGCCCGGTGTTCAAGAACTGCCCGCCGGTGATGGCACGGCTGAAGGCCGACGACATGGAGCGCTCGACGACCATCGACTTCGACCGCTTCCCGCTGTATTGCCGCGGGGCTTGGAACGAGTCGAACCTTCAGCGCCTGTCCATCCGCTACGTCATCGGGGACGAGTGTTGGCTGTGGCCCGCTGGTCACTTGCAGGAGGCGAGCGCTCGCGTGACGGCGTTCGGCTGGATGGGGAAGCGGGTGTTCATGACTCAGGGCGGTACGCTGGGCGGCAAGGGTGGCGAGTTCCATGCGCTGCACGATACGACCGACCAACGTGACTGGAACTTCCGATGCCCCAAGTGCGACCATCTTCAGCCCTGGCTGTGGGAGATGATCCGTTTCCCTGAGTCGGCTAAGGCGAGCGGGACGTGGGACATGAACGAGGTCGCCGACGGCACGAAGTACGAATGCGCCGGGTGTCATACATTGTTGGACGACAACGCCGGGACGAGGGCGGAGGCGAACGCCCGCGGGGAGTTCGTGGCGACGAACCCGCTGGCCTATCACGGCAAGGTCGGCTTGCATTGGAACAGCCTCGCGTCGATGAGCTGGGGCGAACTGGGCGTGATGATGCTCAAGGCCAAAGAGGCGGCGGACACTTACGGCGACAATGACCCTCGGCGCATCTTCAAGCAGAAGCGGCTGGCGATGGGGTGGCAGGAGGAGGGCGGCGAGATTGTGGCCGACGCGGCGGCGAGCGAGTACAACCTGGGCGACGCTTGGGACCCCGAGGCCTTCATCACCGGCAAGGGCAAGGTCGTCGAGGGGAAGGACGCGCCGACGGGGAGCATCCCGTTCCGCACGATGGGGGTCGACGTTCAGCGCGGCCACTTCTGGGTCGTCGTCCGCAGCTGGGCCAAGTCCGGGCATAGCCGCCTCTACGGGTTTGCCAAGGTCGAGACGTGGGCGGGGGTGGAGGACTTTGCCAAAAAGCATCAGGTCCACAAGGCGATGGTGCTCGTCGACTCGGGTGACCAGACGACCGACGTCTACCGCGAGACGGCGCGGCGTGGCTGGAAGTGTGCCCGCGGTTCTGGTAACGAGGACTTCGCGGTAACCGATCGGGACGGGAAGACGACACGGCGGTTTTACTCCGAGCGGCAGCGCATCCAAGTCCCCGGCCTCCCCGGTCAGCCCGCCGTGCTCATCTCCTGGTCAAACTTGGTCGGTAAGGACTTGCTCCACGGGATGCGGGTCAAGCGGCTGCACACCTTCCCCCGCAACGCCGACCCGTTTTATATCGAGATGATGGCGTCGGAGGTGCGCGTGAAGGACAAGCGCACGGGCAAGCCGATGTGGATCATGCCGCAGGGCAAGAAAGACAATCACGCTTGGGACTGCGAACTGCTTTGCCTGTTGGCCGCGGTTCGGTGGGGCATTGGTAGCCGCGGGGAGGTCGCGCCGGCGGACGGCGAGGATGCCGCTTGACGCATGGTTGTCGGGTGTTTGTGTGTTCATAGGCCACCGGCCCGGGACTTGCGCGTGGGGCGTGGGTTGGAACAGCCGGGTCGGTGGCTCCCCGTTGCCTGAGTCCGCAAAGGCAAATGGCATCTGGCATCTTCATTGGTCTGACCGAGGACGAACTTCTGGCAATCAAGGCGAAGGCCGTGACCCTCATCACCGAAGGAAAGACCCTGATGAGTTACTCGGACAGCGGGTCGTCGGCGACGCGCCAGACCGTGATGCCCGCCCGCGAAATGTTGAACGAGGCCCTGTTCGCCCTAAGCCGTCTCGACAGTCAGACCTACGGCATCCGCCGCACGGTCGTCTCGACCAATTGGCAAAACCCGATTGACGAATAAACTTTATGCCTCCCCGGAAGACTAGCCCTCGCAAGAAAAAGGAAACGACCGCCGCCAAGCCGGAGGCCGTTCCCACCCCGTCCGCCTCGTTCGGCGGGTGGCAGAGCGTGGGGGCGACCCGTCTGCGTCGGGCGGTCTATAACGGCCCTGCCCAGGACTTGCGCCGGGACATGAAGCCGAGCGACCGTCTGACGATGGTCAAGCGCTGCCGATGGGCCGAGCGCAACAGCGGCCTGTTCAAGCAGATCCTGAACGACCTCGTCCTGTACACCGTGGGCGACGGCATCAAGCCGCAGTCTCACGCGGCCGACCCTGCGCTGGCTGACCGTTACGAGGAATACTTCGCCGAGAAGTCCCGCCGCATCGACATTACGAACCGCTTTTCGTTCGCCCAGGCTCAGCAGATTTTAATGCGGGCTATGGCCCGGGACGGCGACTCGTTCGCGGCCAAGGTGCGGAACGCTAACGGCGACCCGAAGTTGCAGCTCGTCGAGGCCCACCGCGTCGGCGACCCGATGGACGTGCCCGCCCCCGAGGGTATGCATGACGGTTGCATTTTCGGCGCCTACGGCGAACTGATCGCTTACAACGTTTACCGCTCGGACGGGTCGAACCGCCAAATCCTTGCCCAGTCGATGATGCACATCGTCGACCAGGAGTATGCCTCCGGCGCCCGCGGCATCCCGCTCCTGCAACACTCCATCAATTCTATCCAGGATGAAATGGATATCCTGGAACTAGAGAAATTGGCGGTCAAAGACAACGCCGACGTCACCCGGGTCATCAAGAAGGCCGGCGGTTTCATCGACAGCGACATGGCCTCGGAGCTCGGGGCCGGCTCGTCTTACGAGAACATCGCGGCCCGCATGGGTGGCAAACTTATCGCCCTTGAACCCGGCGAGGACTTTCAGTCGTTCACGTCGAACCGCCCGAGTCCGACCTTCACGGGCTTCCTCGCAGCGCTTGAGCGTGACATTAGCCAGGGCGTCCTGCCTTACGAGTTCGTTAACGACCCGTCCAAGATTGGCGGGGCCTCGGTTCGCCTGATCACCGCGAAGGCCGGTCGGGTGTTCGGCAAATACCAGACCATCCTCATCGAGCAGCTCTGCCAACCGACTTGGGGCTACATCATCGGTCAGGCCATCGCATCCGGCGAACTGCCTGACGATCCGAATTGGACGAGCGTCTCGTGGACGACCCCCAAGAGCGTGACGGTTGACGCTGGCCGGGACGCGTCGAACGACCGGGCCGATGTCGATATGGGTCTCCTGTCCCTGTCAGAACTGTACTCCCAGCGCGGCCTCGACCTCCGTACCGAGATGAAGAAGCGCGCGAGCGACATGGTTCACATTCAGAACCTCGCCGCTGAGCACGGCATCCCGTTTGAACTCCTATTCCGCCCGAGCAATACCCCGCTCGGCACGGTCTACAACGTCGAGAAGGCCGAGGCCGAAGAAGGCCCGGAGATGGAGGACGAGCCCGCCGATCAGGAGGAGCCCGAGTCCGAAGACCAACC